TCCTGGAAATGCGTTTAGCTCCTTTGCAAGTTGATCAAGCACAGAGTCAGAAATATATTTTTTATTTTCTATTATGTTATTTCTAGCTTGTTCATCTTCTATTAATGCAACTGTTGAATCAAACCTTTCATCGAAACCTGGGGATCTTTTAATCCCTTCTGCGGGGTCTAAATAATTTATAAAAGAATAGCCATTGGCGTTTCCTATAACTCTGTTACCAGAAATTTCTTGTACATCAAGTCGTTCTAATGTTGTTGGGTTAAGTTGTGGTTCAGTAGGAGTTGCTGGACGAGTTGCCACTCCTGAAGCTACCGCCTGTTCTGCATAAACTGAATCTACTTTGGTATCAGGCTCAAAAGTTACTGATAGCCCATTAACTTCTACAAGATCTCTTATTGTTTGATTAACGTCATTAGGGTCTGATTTAGTATTTAAAAATTCTTCTAATGCCTGGCGCGACTTAAAATTAATAACGGTTGATGTTGTTGCCGGTGCATTAGTTTCATTAATCCGGAAAGATTCTTGTATAGTTCTAGCCTCTTCTGGAGTAATGTATCCTTGATTTTCTAACTCTGCTATTTGTTCGTCAGTAAGCTCTATATTGCGCACCGTAGCGTCGTTTTCTTGTGGCTGAGTTACAGTGCCTTCCGCATCAACACGTTCTTTTCTTGTTCGTAAAGCTTCTTCGACAGTAGTTACTTCTGGAGAGATATTGCCAACATTACCATCAGCATCTGGAAGGGTATTTGCAAATTCTCTAGCTCCTTCCAAAGCTCTTTCTGCTCCTTCCGGGTCATTTGCCGTATCAACAGCTTGTTCAAATACAACACTGCCACTTGCATCCTTAACACTAATAACTTGATCTGGGTTATCAGGTCTTACGTTTGTGTAATCAAGATTAGTTGCTAAAGTTTCTTCAAAAACCGCAGCAGAGTCAGCATTAGCATCTTGTAGATTAGTAACTACATCAGCATCTGGAGTAAATACAAAACCCCGTCCTGCTACATATCCTAAGAACCCTCCATCAACAGTTACCGTTTCTCCGGTTTCTTTAGCACGATCTAGGTCTTGGTTAGAAAGAGTAGTGCCTTCGGTAGCTCTATATTTAGGAATGCTATTTTCTGGTATAAAGGTAACGTTTTTTGCATTAGCTGAATTTTTAGTAGCGTTAATTTGAGCATCTATGTCTTTTACTGGCTCAGCTGTTGGGCTAGATAAATTTTCATCAGAAGCACCGTACGTAGTTCGTGCTTCATTGGCTTCAGCTGATGCTTCTTGTTTATTACTAAGCATTTGACGCGCTTGCGAAAAAATAGATGCTGGCACGGCGCCTGCCCCACCAATAGCCTTACCTGCAAAAAATCCCCCAAATGCAGCTTCTGCTATTCGTAACTGCGCTTGCTCATAAGTGTAGCTGTCGTCAATAGCAAAACGCTGTGCCACGCTTATACCTTCTTGGGTTACTTCAACAGCTTCTTCTGAAACTCCCGTTTTAAGTGCAGTCTTAGAAATATCTGCGGCAAGTCTTTTCATACCTAAAGAAGCACCATTTTTTGTAGCGTCTTTTAGTGCAAGTTTTCCAAGCGTTTTTAGTATAAAAGCTTCGCCAGTAACTTCTGCAGCTGCTTGTGGTATAGCTATACCTAGGGCTTGCCAAGCTCTTGTAGCATTAAGTTCCTGACCACCTTCTTCAAACTCCTGAAAAGAAGAACCCGCTAACAATGGATAATTAAACCCAAAAGCTCCTCCTATAGCCCCTCTTTTAGCACTCTTACCAATATTACGTGCGAGTGATGTTCCGGCTTTTAGAAAGTCTTCTTCGTCTGGAGTTAATGCTTGTTTGTTAATTTTCTTTTTAGCTAAATCTTCTATTTTCTTTTTTAAATATTTTCTGCCCGCTAGATTAAGCCCCATCTTAGCTAAAGAACCTGCAAGTAACCCATATACACCGCCAGAAATAGACCCCACTGCATAAGGGATAGCTTGCCCTACGGCTTGAGTTGCTTGTTTAGCAACCGTCTTAACCGTTTTAGGCCCTTCAACAAAGTCTTTAAAATCAGTAGTTCCTTCAGCATTTAAAGCTGATTTAGCTTCAATAGCTTTAGCTCTATCTATAGACTCTTCAAATTCTGGTTCATTTCCTTTAATACTAGAGACTAAAGCATTAAAGTTATTAATATCGGCCTCAATCCCTAAAACACCTGTTCGTAAGCTTCTTCTAAAAGTATCACCAAGGCCCTCTTCTACTTTTTCAATACTTACACTTGGGTCTTTATACCCCCTAGCTGCTTCTTCTTCAGATACATAATTAGGATCTATAGTGTCAAAAGGATCAACTTCAGGCACTGAAGGATCATTAATAGTATCGAAAGGATCAACTTCTAGGGTTCGTTGTTTTCTATACAAATTAGAAGCACTTAGTACAGCATTACTTTTAGGAGCGTCTGTATCTATAGTAGCCATTATGAACTAGTTTTATCTTCAAAAAGTGGTGGTGGTGCTTCTTTTCTTCGGGCATCTAAAATGCCTTGAGCTATCTGATTATTTTTTTGATTCTCTACTAACATACGTACAAGTCTTCTGGCTGTTCCTCTCTGAAGAGTAAGACCCAGTTGTTTTACTGAAAATTCTGTTTGACTAGGGTTACCATCGCGCCCTATCGCTATTATTCTAGTGTTTTGTGTAATCTTCCCATCCTCGGGAACAGCTATTACAAAATTGTTTAGGTTATTGAATATATCAAAGGATTCTTCATCTGTACCAAGAGACGCTACCCAAGCAGCTAGACCCCCAGTAGTTTCAGAAAGAGCCGCTGCAGTAAGTAAATCTGTTGCAACACGTTCTTCAATTCTTTGTATAGAGCCTCTATAGTAATCTGGTATGTTGTTTCCTGGAAAATTTCCTGATAATCGAACTTCTTCTTTTAAACGAGTTAAGTTTTCTAACGATGCGGCTGCTGCGGACTTAAATGCTGCTACTTTTGATACGTTTGCGTCGTTTTTTATATCACCTGTACCTGTTGCATAATTTTTTACAAAAAACCAAAAACCCTTTGTATCTACTTCTGTTAGTTGTTCGCGCGCTGTGTTGGCTGCAGCAAGAGATGTATCTACAGAGCCTCTTAAAGTTCTTATTGAGTCTATATTTTTATCTCTTTGAGTTTTTGAAGAACTAGACGATTTTGATATAAGATCTTTTCTTGAAATATCAGGATCGCCTGTAGTATAGATATTCCAATTCTTTCTATACAACAAATCAAAAATCTCTTTGTTTAAAGTAGGGACACCCTCTGAATTTCTTTGCAAGGCAGCAGTAGCTGCAGCACCAATAATAGTTGCATGAACTTTTGCATCATTTGGTAGAGATCGTTTTATTTTTGTAAGAGCATTAACACCATCTATATTTAACTGTGCAGCATATCTAGTAGCGTTTTCTGCGCGTTTTTGTATTTCTGATTCATTTGGAGAACCATTTTGATTAATAATAGCTTTGGTATCGTAATTTTTAAGAGCATCAGTTACAAAATCCTCATCGTTTTGTTTCTTCCAAAGATTTTCTATATTTACTTTAGCTATACTTTTGTCAGGTGTTTCGTTGTTATTAACATTTTCACTCATAATAGCAACGTTAAATACGTTTTCAGGATAAGCGGCTTCTCTTAGTTCTGTAGTCATATTTTTCTTACTGTCTCGTCTTGCTAGTACAGCTTCCTCCGCAGCTACTCCCATTTTTTCTAAAGTAAGTAAAAAAGTACCTTCCGGTTGATTATTATCTTTATCCCATTTTTTAATCTGATCTAAATTAGCCCCAACAAGCTCTATATTGTCTCTTAACCAAGTAGATTTTTGTAAATCTATAGTATTAACCCCACTCTTATTTATGGCTCTTACATACTCGACACCTAAAGCCGGTGTATATTTTTTGCCTAACTTGTTTTTTAAAGTAACAAATGGAAATGTTGATTTCCAAGAAGGTCTACCTTTAAGCTCTGGGTAATCTTCCTCTATATCCCCAGCTTCAAAACTCGTATATGTAGGTTCTTTTATATCTAACTCCCCCTCAGTACCTCGTTCACTAGGTCTACGAGTAGAAGGATCACTTTGAAACTCAGGAGATATTTGTTCGTTTATTTGAGAAGGACTAACTAAATCACTAGGAGCTCCTGCAGCACCAGAACCATACGCTGCTAGTTCATCTGTACTAGCTATATTAGCACCTCTATACGCAAAAAGATCATCAGTATCACGGGCTTTTTGCAAAGCATTATTAAATAGAGTACCTTTTTGTATAGTATTTCTAGTAGTATCGTTAATAGTGCCAGAATCTACTTTACCTGGAAGATATCCTAACCGGCTGTCCATAGTGCGAGCGCCATACGCCTCGTTGCTAAGGTTTGATGCCATTCTTGATATCATTTCTCTATCGAGACTACCACTTAGAGTACTTAAAGAATTATATTTATTTGTAAGAGCATTGTTTATTTGTTCATTTGTAAATTTCGTAACTTTGCCATTAGGGTTTGCATCAGCAGTATCTGTAACAATAGTGTTTTCTCCGGTTTGTGGATTTTTTAATCCAACAACCCAACCGCTACCATCTTGTTCTTGTATTAAATTAGATACATCAAGATCTACTGAAGACCCATCAGCAGCGATACTTGGTATAGTAAGACCTTGAAGAAGTTTCGAAGGGTTAGTAGCGTTTTCAATATCTCCAACTACAGATTTAGTAGCGTTATCAAATCTTACGCCATTAGAACGTGTTAGTTCTTCTTGCTCCATTTGTGCATAGCGTCTTTGCTCGCTAGCGTCTACTTCTTGTGGGTCATCAGGCATCTGAAATGACTTATTAAATGCGTTTAGAAATCCCGCCATCTTATTTACCTTTTAAATAAACTTAGAAACAAAACCACCTATACCGGTAATTAAGTTTGCTTTACTGTTAGCCTTAGCTGTTTTATATGCGGCCCTGCGTTGTGCTGCATTTGCAGAAGCATCTCCTAATGAGCCCATAGCTTGAGTATAACTGTTGTTAGCCGCAGCTAATAATCTACCTAGAGAAGTTGTATTCTGTTCTTGTTGATCTAACCTAGCCTGGTTAACTGCACCTACGCCACCTAAAGTAGTAGACTGAGTAATCCTGTTTTGTTGAGCTAACTGTTGTGCTGGAGTAAGTGACACCCCGAACCTCTCCTGATTTCTACGAACAATGTCTCTGGTTAACTGAGGAGTTCTTGCAGCAGATTCTTCAGCTTCATCTATTAAACTAGTATCTGTTAATGCCTTATTAACCGCATCTCTTTCAAACTGATCTGAAGTATTTAGTCTCTTTAAATATTCATCTCTAGTAATATCTGCAAAAGTTCCCTCTGGGTCATCACTCATAAACTGATCTAGATAAGACGAATCATACTTCTTATTTGCACCTTCTGTATTAGTATTAGCTGATGCAAGAACTGATGACATAAGACTAAACATGCTCATTACCTCGGGTTATAATTTCGTTTACCTGTTCCAAAAAACTTAAAAGGCCCTGAATATTCGTAATCCGCATTACGATTATTAGCCAAAGTTCCTCCAGAACGAGCTAGCCCAGAAAAATCTCCAGTACCGCCTGCAGTAAAAAATTTACCAGTATCTCGTCTGTTTTGCATACCTTGTGAAGCACCAGCTCCCGCTATTTCTCCTAAAGCACTTGCATAAGCATCACGTACTTGTTGTTTGTCACGAGCTCTTGATAAAGCCTTGCTCTGTTGAATTTGTGCATTTCGAGAAATAGCCGCAGTAGTAGTACCCTGTTTATTTATAATGCTATTAAGCGCATCAGATTCTAATGCTGCAGTTACTGCTAAAGCTGCTTTACTCGCTTCTGTTCCTTGACCTAATAAAGCGCTTCCATAGTCGCCACCCGCGTCAAATCCAGTACCACCCCTACCTATAACATTTTGATAGCTACCTAGATCTGGCGTTAAAGTTTGAGATGCGTCTGCTGCTCCTCTCCCTCTATAAGTAGTTGCATAATCCTTTCCAGCTTGTTTCATAAACTCTTTATTAACAGGGTCATAAATTTCAGCCTGCCTTCTATAGTCAGCTAACCCTACAGCTGCCTGCATTTTGTCTGCTTCAGTAGCTTTGTATTCGCTTTTTTTAGGTTTAAATGGGCCAAAACTCACTTTAATTTCTCCAAATACACATCCAACGGTTCATGTTTAGTAAAGAACGAACGAATTTCTAGACTATATTCTTTCATAGCTTCTCTACCTTTAAGCAAATATACCGCCATGTTTGTTATCTCTAGAATATAATCTCTTAGTACGTAAGCAAACACTCTATCATTTTTAGATTTTTTTTCTAACTTATTTGCATCCATCCACGCATTTATTCCAACTATAAGTACAGGTATTAACTGCAACTTATATCTATCAAAAAAAGGATTTAGTGGAAGGCTAGTAAGCATGTGCATAAATACTTCGTTAATATGGTCATCAGATAGCTGTTTATCTTTGTCTATTAAGTCATCCCAGGTTTCTGTGATTTGACCAATAGTTAAAATAAAGATAACAGCGTGTTCATCTCCTAACCATTTATATAAAAGCTCCTCCTTTTGTAAATTCCATTCTTCTGATTCATATTTAAAATGACAGTCGCCTTCCTGCATACTTTTGGTATCTCCTCTTACTTGAAGTTAACCCACCATATTCTACTTTACCAACAGCTGGTGTATCTCCTCTGCGGGCTCTTTGCTCTGCAGCAACAACACCTTCGTTATAAAATCCATAGTACACGCTGGCGGCAGTAACGTCTGACCATTCTTTTGACGGCATTCTTAGTAGTCTACCAACAGTTCCATTTATTATAGTATCTCGATAGTCAGACATAACTGTGTCATCACACGATACAGAAGTATAAGTAGGCTTTAATGCTACCCGAACAATTAAACTATTAGCTGCACTAGCACTGGGAACTGGTGCGATCCAAAATGTAGTTAGGTTATTTTTAATAATATATTCAGGAGTTCCTGTTTGGTTACGCCAATCGGGTACTCGTTGTTCTAACATACCGCTAGAAACAGGTTCTAGTGCGTCTCCACTTAGAACCCCCCATACAATTTTATGTACACTAGTGCTTAACGGTGCATCAAACTCATATTCGTACACACTTGAAACAGTACTTATCGGGTCTAGCTCATGTTGATAGACTGAAGCCCTTTCGCACAGCTCAATCACTGCTGATCTTATATTTTGAATAACCAAAGCATCTGGACACCCCGGTACCATTGGAAGTATTTCTGGCAGTAAAGATTCATATGTAGTAGCCATTTAAACTTGCCCCATTACAGCTGGCCCTGCTGGTACAGAGCCTGTAAAGTTAGGTGAAGTGATATCGTCTATTTGAGTCTTTCCATTAACAGACGCTAAAAACAATTGATAGTGTGTAGCTGCACGTTGTTGGCTGGCTGTTTCAGTTTCTTTCATGTAGCCACGATACAACACATAGTCTAAAACAGCGTTTGCAAATACGTCGGGTACGCCTAGATTAGCGTCAATCGCAATCGTAGCTGGATTTGCAGAATAAACTAGCTCTATGTAAGCACTACCCGCTACTCCTGGGTACACATAAAAGTGTCTAGGGTCTTCTTCAGAGTACATATAGTTCTTGACTATATTAGTATGCTTAGAATATCCGGCTACTGTTGGGTCATGCCAATTAGGTTCTTGTGTATCGAGTGCATCACGAGATACTAACCGTATTGCAGTTTTTCCAGTGCCCCCAGAAGCTGCAGACATATTTCTAATTACTTTTAACAACCTATTTCCCCCCGCAGGGATAGACTGTTTAGTTCCAGTGGCTAAAGTGATTGTAGTATTTGTAGCGGTAGCATCTGGTTTAAATAATGCAATCTCTCTTTGTGCATCATTAAGCCAAAGTATAAGTTCTGCTGCAGTCCAACGTATATTAGAAGTATCTTGAAATATAAATTCGGCCCTGTCTACAACGCTTTGTGCAGTAACACTCATAATTTACCTCAACGTGAATTTAATGCTTCTTGCCAAGCAGCTTCTCTTTCGTCGGTTAACACCGCCTCTCCAAATGCTTTGTTTACGATAGTAGCTCTGGGAGTTCCATCTGCTTTAAAGTTATCAGGATCACCTTGATCTCTGATTTTAACTAGTACTTCAACTAGTTTTTCAAATCTGTCAGTAGTTTCTTCAGGTTCTACAGCAACTTCTACAACATCCTCTACTTCAATTACAGAACTTGTAGTTGTTTTTTCAGCTGCATCTTTAACCTCTGTTGCTCCTTCTTGTAGAGCAAGTAATCCTATCTCAGAAGATACTTCCTTAGTTTCTCCGGGTTCGAATAACACAACGGCTCCAAATAAAGTAGCCACTCTTATGTGTTTATCTGTAGTAATTTTCATAACTATTCCTTTAGTTAAAAATGACTCCCCCGATTAAGAGGGAGTCACAGTTTTTTTACCCAGCTATCATCACTCTCATAGTAACAGTTACTGCAGCAACACCTGTTGCGGGTGCAGTAGTTACTTTAAGATCAATAGTGTCGTCAGCTGTATAGGTATGTCGCATAGATGCGGCTTCAGCGGCGGTATCAATACCTTGTCCAATACGAACAAAGCCACCTGCTTGGCCTATAGTGCTTGCGGAAATATAACGATCAGCATCGTCTCCATCTCCGACTGCAATAACAATGGCTGGTGAGCCATTAGTATCAGCATCTGTTTCCATAAGAACTTGCACATCTAAGACGCGCTCACCCTTGAACACCTTGACCATTTGAACAATATCGTTCAAGACCCAAGCTGCGGAAGTTACCCATGTAGTCTCTCTAACGCCAATCATTCCATCAGGGAATGGTTGGAACAGAGAGTTAGACGATGTTTCTGGGGCTGTAAATGTAGTAGCCATCTAAACGTCCTCCTAGTAGGCAGTATCAAAAGCAATAACACCAAAATCCTCTACGGAACTGTTGTAATCACTGTTGTACTTTGGTTTACGAAGACCGAAGATCTTACCGATACTGATACCCTGTTGGTTACCATAATCAAAGTTATCTTCGACAATTTCAGGAAGGCCAATATCCGCCATCGCAAGGGCTTGAGCACCACAAAATAGAGCTCGTGCACCATTAACATCAGCATCAGCACCCCATTTGTAGCCCGCAGCTCCAGCATTTGAGGAGGTTCCAGTTGTAGCATTAGCAGTATTGAAGACATGACGATACTCATGTATTACAACACCATCTACTAATACACTAGAAGACCCTGCAAACAACTCGTTCTTAGGCCCACGGATACCCGCGCTTCGAACGTTGGATAAGAAGTCACTATCAAGTTTCAACTTAGCCATTTGCTGAGGAGTTACAAACATATGGAAAACTTCTTCTCCACCTGCTCCACGAAGACCACGGATGTAGTTGTCTTTAGCGTAAGCTTTCAACTCAACAATACATTTGTATTGCATTGTATCGGCAGCAACTAGAGCAGTTACATCACCGGCAGACAATCCGTTGGTAGCATCCCAACGTCTGTGACGATTAGTGGTAGGTGCAGACACATCACTAGCAAACTCAAGGTCAGCTAATTCATGTCCAGCTGAAGAACTTGTAGTTCTTAGCGCACCGCTAGTTTTTAAAGTGTAAGCAACACCAGAAAGCGTTAAGAACGCTAACTGATCCATACGATCAGCAATAGCATAAGCTAGTGCGTCTCGGCTAGTTTCTCTGAAGTTTACAACAGACTTTTGATCGGCTAAACGACCTGCAACTCGGTTTGCGAATCGTAGTTGGTCTAGTTCGATTGTTAAGTCATACGCACGGAGGGCTTCTTCGTTCCCTTCTAGCGTGTTGTCGCCAGTAATACCGTCTCCGGTCATATCAGCTAGTAAAGTTATGACAGCTTTGGTTCCCTTTTCACTTTTAGTTAGTTCAGTGATCCGTTGTACCATAGCGTTTTGCCCAGTTCCTGCGAACTGATTGATAAATGAAAAGTTGCGAGCAACTCTCCAAAAATCTCGACTCCAAGCCGTTAGTTGGTTTGAAGTCAAAGCTGCAAAATTAGTATTAGCCATCGCTATATACTCCTATTTATTACAAGTTTTAACTCAAAATTTCCCGTAGCCAACTTTTGGAGTGGCAATTCCGTATACCTTTATCGTAAGGGAACGGTTTCACATACTTTATGGTGTATGACCCCAATATGTTTAACGCCGTATCCGGCGAAAACGTCATCTTACGGTAACGACCTCGGTTTAATATCGCTTAAACTGGCGAATCTGTGAAAAGGTTAACAATCTCAACCATATAGTGCAAGCTATAAGATGTCTCCTCTCATTCTTTTTAGTGTTGCCTCTGGTAAAGCATTGAATTCTTCTTCTGTCATGGTAGAAAAATCAGACTCTGGCTTCTCGCCATGTGCAGAACTGCTCTCTCCTGGAAGTTCTGGCGGTTGAGATTCTGCTGCTTTTAACTTTTTAGCGTTATTAGCGCGTTTTTTAGCTACTTCGTCTACCGCTGGCTTAGCTTTAGGAGCAGATAATGCACTTTCTGGCGCTTGATCTACTATTCCTCGGTCTTTTATTACAAAACTACTGGCTTTTGCCAATGCATCTACCGGAGTAAACCCCTGAGTTATAAATGCATCGCGTAAATCCACTACTTCTTGAGTAGCTTCAGAGTCAAATGCCTCGTGATGCTGGTTAAACATAGGAAAAGTAGCCTCTAACTCTGCAGCTGCCTGTTGCAATGCGTTTGCTTGGTGACTTTCTTGCACAGTAAGCCCCATTTTCTTCTCAAACTCATACTGCATTTCGGCTTTTTCAGCTGCTCTGATCTCGTTTCGCAGTGCTGCAGCTTTTGCCGTCTCCCCGTCTAATACAAATTCTTGGTATTGGGTTTCTTTGGCATCATAATCATAGGGTTCTGGGGCTTCAGCTTCCACGTTTTGTTGGGCCTGCATTTCATCTAGCTGTTTTTGCAAAGCTTTTTGTTTAGCAAGCACCGCGTCTAGCCGTTCTTTTGGAACCATAATCTTTTTTGGCTCTGGTTCTGGCTTTGCTTCTGCAACAGGCTCTTCAACCTCGGGTTCTTCAGTAGTTTCTTCTGTTTCAGCTACTGTTTCTTCTTCAACTTTGGGTTCTTCAGTAGTTTCTTCTGTTTCAGCTACTGTTTCAGCTGGAGCTTCTTCTTCATCCATAAAGTTTAGGTCTAGAGTTTCTGCTTCCTCAATAGGATCTGCTCCTACTCTAGCGTCAAATACATTTTCATTGTCAGCAAGATCATTTGCTTTTACTTCAGCCATTTCTATCTCCTAGATTACTTTCTGTTATAAAAATTTTTACAAGTGCTACACACTTTTACTACTTATGCTTTCAATACCCGTAAGACCGCTTTGTACTTCTTGCAGTTTTCTTTTTCTTTGAAGTCATTTTAGGTTTCTTTTTCTTAGATACCATTGATTTCTTTTTTGCTGGTGATCTTTTAGCCATTCCGTACATTTTATTCTCCTTATCTTTTCTTTTTTTAAAACGTTTTAACTTCTGGAACCTTTTGAAAAGCTGCAGTTTCCTGTTCTTGTTGTTTAACTGCAGTATTCATTGCTGCGCTAGCAAGTTTAGCAGCTGCAGCAGTTTCTGTTTGTCCTTGTCGGGTTTGATTACTTAATGCTGCTAGCTCTCTACGCAGCTCTAGCTCTCTGTTCTTCATTTCTAGTTTGGCTTGCATCTCCGCAACTTCTAGTTGTGGTTGCGTTTGAGCGCCTTGCGCCTTAGCCATGTTAACTGCTGCTTCGCTTTGTAGTTTTTGAACTTCAGCTTCTAGTTTAGCAATCTCAAGCTGCAAAGTTTGCATAGCCATTTGTGTTTGTGCCTGTTGCATTAGCGCCTCTTGTTCGCTTGGAGGCTCTTGACCCGTCATTACTCTAATGCGTTGTGCCAATTGTTCTTTTCTGTTGAGGTGCGAGTACTCAAGTATTGCATCATCAGGTATGGCAACTCCTGCTTGACGTAAACTTAGTGCTTCAGCAAACTGCAATTCATCGAAAGTATCGCGGGCAGGTGCGGTAGACACAACGACATCATATTCTCCAAGTGTAAGATCATTTATTATCTGCCCTTCTGGTGTAACTTCGTTAATCACCATAGGTTCACTAGGTTTTAGAGCATCTTCTTCATTAGTAATCATTACTACACGTTCTTCTGTGTAATAATTTTGCACTAAGTCCAATACTTTCTCTGCTAAATACTGCCTTGTCTTCTTTAAGTTATCTAAAGGCACTTGAATCATTACCGCGCCACGGTTTTGCTTAGCTTGAATGGCTATACCCGACACTTCAGCGCTATCAGAACCCAACATAGAGTCATTAATGCCACTTATAGCCTGTATATTTGCAGCAGCTTTTGAACTAATGCGGTCAAGACCCGTTGGTATCTGACTTGCGCCAATTTTTACAGGAGGAGTAGAGCCTCTGTTGTACTCAAGTACTAATCCGGTTTCAGCACCATGTTCTTCTAGGTCTTCTACCTGCATATTAGTCAATGATCCACTTTCTACCATCCAACCACTATTAGCTGTCGTGTTTACTATGTGTAATTCTTGGCTAGATATCTTATTTAACTGTTCTTGTGGCGAAAGGAGGTTACGCACCATGCCAAATGGTCGTCCTCTACGAAAATACGCAAAAAACGGTACAATAGTAAAGTCATTATACGGCGACCAGTCATCATGCAGCACTACTTGGTCACAAGTCACTGTCCATCTAACGCGCCTACGCATTTTTGTGTAAATTGATAGATTATGTTCTTTAGCAAACTTCTTAGCTTTAGCTTCTGACCAATTATCTGGCACAAAACGTTGATCCCCAGACTCCATATCTATAAAACAGTCTGTTTTTACTAATTTTCTGTGCTGTCTTTCTATAATTCTTAACGCTCTAACGTTCCTATAGTCATCAGTGTCTGGTATTGGCGCTGAAACGTAGTCTTCTATTGCGTCATTGTCCCCAAAAGTGTTTTCGTAGTACTCAACGGAGTCTCTGCCGTAGCTATTTCCGTTTTCTGCAATAAACCGCAACCGTTCTGCAGGTTTTTTACCATACATTTCTTCTATTTCGTCAAGTGTCATCCACTTAGTCTCAAATACTTCGTTCCAAGACTTAGGATCTGAATTTTTTGCATCTGGATCAATTATAATATCCAAAGGGTCTTTGCACATGATGCGAACTTCGCCTTCAATGTGGTCAGAAAAGTCTATACGCACATCAAAGTACCCACGACCGTCCATTATTAACCCATCAGAGAACACTTGTTGCTCTAACCAATCAAGTTTATTGTTATCTGCAATCTGCATGTACAAACGAGTAAGCACATCTGCTATTTCTTGGTCGCCACCGCGCCTTGGTTTGAATCTAACATCTGCTCTACGAGTTGACTGCTCGCCAAGTACTGTATTAATCGTAGGTAAAATAGTATTAATCGTTAGTGCAGGTCTTCCTTCAGCATCAAGTGCTGCAATATCTGTAGAATCCCATTGTTCGCCCTGATAATACGCATCACATTTTTTAGCTAGGTCTACATAATCTAAATGACCATTATC